CCAAAGAATTGACTGCAGGTTTACCATCGTTGGACGGATTGCCCTAATATGATACTACTGGAGAAAATCCCTTGCCATCACGCCGACAACAGTGCCTGACAAATCGACCTTGTCAGTACAAAGTATGATATCTTCGCAAAAAGAAATCACTTCACTTGAACCAAGCCCATACCTGTCATAACAAAACCCATGGAAATCGAGGTCCGGTATCAAGTCAACATCAAATATCTTTTCCTTAATGTTCTTGAGAGTAACACCGGCACTCTTGGCATTCCAAGAGAGTTCAACAGGTAAGTGCTTGTCCTTTTGACGTTGGGCCAAAACCCTTTGCCAATGGTGATCAAAGCGCAAGATGAAAGCGTTGCGGATAGGTTCTAGGTGGCGAAATTCGTACGCACCACCTATTGCCTTCCCAGCCATATACTGGTCGTCAGTTAGACTAAGATTGTTGTTTGCTCGCATGTTAAACCTGGCCATACTCTTCCCAATAATGGGGATCGTGAGATGCTTAGAGTAAGCCGGGACAAAGAACCTGCTAACAAAAGTGCAATGCAACAAATATCTTCGCCGAAAAGCCTTAGCCTCCATGCGGGCCTCGGTGGCGATATTGGTATATGTCTTTGCTGCATGCCTTTTCAAACCATCAATCTTAGCTAACATGTCGTCGCCCAATATAATAGCTCTACAACGCTTCGCTTCAACTCTAGATAAGAAAGAGTACAAAATGCACATATTCCAGAAACAGTTCCTGAAGGTAGTGTCAGGACACCCAGTAGGTAACATGTTCTCAAGGGTAGCCTTGAGACCATGCTCCCTATTCTTGACAACGAATTTATTGGTTGACGCGTGCAACCTAATAAACCATTCTGGGCATCCAAGACGCCTCATGAAAGCCATTTCCAGAATAATGACATCAGCACACTGCATCTTATCGTTAGAGCTGAAATCACACTCAACATACTCCCCAGGTCCTTGTGAAATGAAATCAGTGTAATCAGTGGGAACCTTCTTGTAAGCAAGCTTAAACCTGTAATTACCACTCATAGTGTCACAAACCCCAGAAAGGCGTGACATGAGTTCATTGAAAATGGGCCCTGCCAAAGCGTTATTCAAATCGGATGACTTAAAAATAACCCTAGGCGCCCAATTAGGTTTATGCTCCACAAGCAGACTCTCAACCTTAACAAAAATTTCCTTTTCACCGTACTTGCCGGTTGAAACCTTTTCGATATTGTCAAGGGCCGCCAGCATGCGGGCCCTCTTCTCAG